CCTAGTAAATAATTAATAAATCTTTTATATGAATCTGGAGTATCTGGTAAATTTGCTGCAGATAACAAAGTCGGAAGATACTTTTGTACAATTGCCTTATTCTCATCTGGTCTAGTATTTGCACTTATGTTTTTAGGTAGTGCATCAGAACCAGGCCCTGGACCAAAATCTACACCTGCAGTGATTGGCTCAGATGGATTATTGGTTGGGTCCATCAATGTACCTAAAGTTTTCCCTTCAGGCATTGCCATGCTTTGTGACTTAGGTGCTGAAGCCATTGGTGCACCTGCTTGTTGCTCCATCAATGCTTTACCTTCCCCATACTTACCACCAGGTATATAGCGTTTTGGTTGTCCATCTTTTGAACCTGCTCCACCTGTTGCTGACACACCCATGTTGTTCTGTGGCGCAGTTGGTCTATTACCGCCACTATTTTGATTGCCAGCCATTATAACTCCTACTTAATTTTCCTAGGTTGTTCTTTTGAAATATATGGACCTGCTGTAAATGCAGTTAGTTTAGATGCAATTTCCATTGCTTCATAAGCATCTGCTCCAGCATACATAGCACCTAAAGCATATGGTGCTCCTGAACCTGCAGCATATACTCCATCTGCAGATTTACTTACTGATAACTCTTCATCAATATCAAATATTTCGCCACCAACAGCCATGATAAATTGAAATCTAGTTTCATCTATATCATCATTAAATCTATAACCATTTTCAATCATACATTTACGTAGAGAAGGCATCGCCTTCGTAATCATAAAATGATATAAATCTTCTCTATCTTGCCTAGTTGGGGTTGGCGGTTCCCAAATATGTTGCGCTATGTCACAAGGTAATGTTTCACCAGAACCTGCAATTAAAAACATTCCATTCTCGGAAATCTTTTTAACTTCAGGATGAGAATAAACTTTGCCATCTGCATCGGTTGTCCGACTATCGGCAACTATAAAGCATTTATCTCTATACTCTAAGCCAATTATTGTTGTCATTGTCCCCTACTTAGTTATCCTCTGGTTACTACTCTTGCTCCGGCTTTACCGCCTGCTGTTAAACTTGAAATTACTGATTGAATATCTGGTGGTGGTGCCATTTCAGGAGAAGCAATAGGACCTTCTACTGGAACGCCTGAGGGAGCAGGGGACGGTTGCTCAACCATAGAGCCAGATGGACCAGCAGAAGGAACTTGTGGCTGAGGTGCTGGCGCAAAGGTTGCTTCAATAGCATCTTCTAATGCTTGACCTTTTTGACGTGCCTTGATTACCGCAGCAATTTTGCGAACAACCTCAGAAGCGTCTTGTCCCTGTGTAGCCATCTGTGGGATTGCTTGAGTATATGCAGTTAGTGAGCCAAGTAGCGCAGTACGCATATCTTCAATTTCAATTTTTTCTAACTCTTGTGTGACGTTAACAGTAAATGGTAACTCACGCATAGCCATATCTTTAGAGATTAACTTACCACCAAGTGCTTGTAACATGAATATAAGTCCTTGGGCTGGGTTAAGACCAGCAAGCATACCATAACGTACATCAGCAGAGTAGTCACCCTTGATGTCTTTGGTTGGCTTGTAAACAATTTCGTATGGAGAACCTGCATCAACACCACGAATTGTTTTTTCTTCTGGGTAAATTAATTCATCAACTTCAAAGCATAGACGGATTATATCACGCAATGCTGCAGCAAAGATTGCTTGGGCTGATTTAACCTGTGTATCAAATGCTCCCATAAGAGCCTGTACACCTTGGCCAGTAACAATAGAAGCGTCGATATTACCAGTACGTCCCTCTGGGTAACGAGCACCGACGCGTAATTCTTGATTTAATAATTGTTGTTCTGTAAATGCACCTTGTGGTAATGTAAGTTCTACACGACGAACACCAGCAGGGTTAGCGGTACGAATAACTGCATCGCCACCCAACTGTAGTTCTTGTACATCTTGTGGAAGTACAATTGGTGCCTGTACTGATTTCTCCGCTGCTTCCATTGCCAATAAGGCAAAACGGTTGCGGAGTAATTGAATTCCAAGTACATCATCAAATTGTCCACGTAACTCATTATCAATAGATGGTTTACGTGCAACAATTACCATCATCTTACCAAGAGGATTCTTGGCTTGTGATAATACTAGGTTATCTTTCGCAGGAATAAAAATTAAAGATTGTTCGTCATCATAGTAACGAATCATTTCAACCTGTGAGTTCAGGTCTTGTTTATATCCGTAGCCACCAAGAAGTTGATATTCAAACTCTGGGAATTGTGCTACAAGTTCACCAAGTGAAAGTGTGTACCGTTTTGCAAATGCAATACAACGACCAAAACGGTCAAACTCTGGATAAGAACCAATTGGATTTTCTACACGGATACGAGGTAACTTAGCGTCATCATCTAACTCAATAATGAATGGAACGAAACCGTAGGTTAGGTACCAGTCCGCACCTGAGTACATCTGTATAGCCAGGTCAGAATGTTGAAAATAATTACTAGCAATACGAGTACGCTTATCAGCAAAAGAACGAGCACGGTCATTGACCTGATTAGCGGCTGAGCAGTTAACCGCCGGAAGAGGAGCCATAACCTCTGAAAGGTCCCTGGCAACGATATCAATAAAATTTGCCACGACATTGGCGTCTACACCTTCTGGAAAAAAGTCAGGATATACTTCAGAGATTTTACCTTTACGTACAGCAAGTACATCTAGGTTGCGAGCATCTCTTTCGCTGTTGCGGTAGCGCATAGATTGAACTCGTGCTGCCACCTGTTCGATTGTTAATGCCATTTATATCCTAACCGTAAGTTTCTTGCCATTGCTCTGCAAAGGCTTCATCTAAATTAAGTGAACTTCTTTGGGCTTTCTGTGCCCTGGTAGCCCATCTATTTGTTTGATACTGTCCTACTCTGCTTGATGTCTGCATAAGTTCTCTGCAACGAATCACAGCAAACCATAAAGCCATCACACAGTCAGTTGGGTTTTTAGTATCAGGCTTCCATGTAATAAGTTGCTGTACTAAAGACTTCAGACCTTCAGAACCTTCGTTAGAAGGTAATTCTATTAAGTTGTTATCTAGGAATCTTCCGTCCCTGGTTGAGCCAAAAAGACTTGCCATAGAGGCCACACCGAAACCAACATCCCATTTATTCTTACCTGTGAAGTGGGAGTTAAGTTGACATCCATAAGATGCCAGATAGTTTCTTAGGTCCGTATCCATAGCGTAGTATTTTTGGTGGGCGTTAATCTCCACCCGGAATTCTTGTGGGTTAAACTTTTCTACCCATTCTCTAATTAGAGCATCTTCTTTTTGAGGGGTAGGGTCAACCATGTTGACGCAATCTAAAACATAAATCTTGCCATCAGAACGATTGTAAGATACTGCTACGAAAGCAGAACGTCCTGTTACTGCTGGGTCAAATCCAATTACTGTGTATGTTGATTGTGAGTTCTTTGGATGTCCAGGTGTGCCTTCCTTAAGTGGTCCGCGCTTTCGCATACCGTTAACACATCCTGCCACAACTGTTGGCGAGAAAATGGAATCTGATTGGACATCCTCTTGTTGGTAGACCATAGCCCAAACAGACGGAGCGACTTCAGACCTTCTAGTAAATAACGAGGGTCCGTCCCACTTGGGATATAACCCTTGTTCGTTAGGTTCATCTACGTCGCCTTCTGCCCTATCCGTCCAAGGCCAAAGTGTTTTCCACTTCTTAGGGTCTTCATCAAACTCTAAAACTGCTGGACATGCAAAGTAGGTAAATGGAGATTTACCACCAGTCCATTGTTCGCCGTCACGAATCATTTTGTATAAATCTATGGGGGCGACACGGGTTCCTACTATAAGCAGTTTTCCGTGCCGTCCCAAACGGGTGATGACTTCTTTTTGAAGCCATTCAATTTGCTTCTCCCATTCATGGGCGTTTGCATTCATCACCACATCGTCTAGGATAATCAGGTCGGCTCTAGCACCATAAATCTGGGAACCAAATCCCAGTGCCTGTACAGTAGGGTCTTTTTCGCCTGAGTCTCTGCCTGCACCTAGATAAATCATATCAGCAGACCAGGTTGGTGAATCTGCTTTGTAACCACCATTAGGTCCAAATGCCATTTGCAACTTGGTCCAGTTAGGATGACTTAATCTTGTCTTTATCGCAGATAGGAACTTACGTGCCATACCTTGCGTCTTTGAGACAATAATAATTCTTACGTTAGGGTCTACAGCAATTCGGTAGGTAACGTAGTTGATGGTAAGTACAGTTGACTTAGCATGCTCTGGTGGTACGTTAATTAAGATACGATTTTCAGCGGCTGGCTCATAGGTCATTGCTGGGTGTTGCCACCTTGGTTGCTTACCTTCTACTAAGTCAATCCATGACTTGTGATGGTCAAACAACTTGGTATCTAAAAACTGTTCTGAGAATTCCTCAAAGGAGATATCTTTTAGATTGGCTAGGTCTGCTTTGACACCTTTGCCTGCTAGGCGTGCTTTGTCAGCCTTATCCTTAAAGTCCGGGTTGGCCATTGACCATTGACGGAAGGTAACATCGTTTCTACCTACAGCCTTCATGGCATCTACCACAGTAGAGCCTTGGGCTAGAAGTTCTAGTACCTGTAGTTGGGCTGCATCCTTAGGGATGTTTTGTACCCCTGGCCTACGACCCACAATTGCCCCCTAAAACGGTAATTTAACGGTACCCATAAACGGGCAGAATATCCCCAATATAATATATAATTATAATATTATTATAGGAGGAGCGGAGTCTTAAACGGAGCGAC